TCCCACTCCCGTAGAGGCGTATTAGGATCAGCGTGTTCAAGGTCCTTGGCCCAGTGAACTATGCGCGTTCCTCCTGCTCCCCTGTCCCGCGGCGTTTCTCCCACGGATGGATCCCACTGCTGAAGTCCATGAAGTTTAATGTGCTTCCTTGCGGCAGTGACCACCGAATGGCGAGTGAAAGCAGCCTTGGGGTGAGTACCACCCCTGCCCTTGATGTCGTCTTCGGAATATTTAGGAACTCTAAAGCTCGATGCAACATGAGTCCACTGCTTGCTGGTCTTTTGCAGTGCAATTCCATGTTCCGAAAGACTTGAAAGGTCTTCTCGCGTCAATGCAGTCTTACCGGATCCGGTTTCGCCGTAAATCATGACTAACCAATCCGGGTTCGCCTGATCTTCGCGTAGGTAATAGTCGACATCGTGGGCAATCTTGTCTCGCAAGGTGGAGCGATGGCGTATGGTCGCGGAGACCAATCGCCTGCCCCTCTCTCCATCCGACGGGTGTCGTAAGCCCTGTTTGAGAAACCAGGTGTCGAGCAGCAAACCGTAGTCATTATCGCGGCACTTGAATCGGCGAATAACATGAAGGATATGCTGTCGTACGAACGCGCTAACGGGAATTCCCAAAATTTCCACGTCCCTTGAGCCCCATTTGGTGAGGAGAGTCAGCCACGGCAGCTCGCGCTCAATTAAAGAGTTGTTGTGAAGCGTGGCATTCGTGGTGTCGCTATGAATGAGCAAGTGCTTGGTCAGGATAGTACCTAACTCCACACGGAGCTCGGTCCAGTTGATGAGCCCTTGGCGCCTGCTTAGCGGATAACGGGCACACTCGTCGCTAATTCCACTGGTCAGGTGGGGGACGACACTCACCACTGGTGGGTCCTCAACTTGTTCAGTGAGGACCCCTCCCTCAACGCTAAGCGCCGGTGAAGGTAAGCCTTCGCGTGGAGGGGGCTCCTGAGCCGGTGAGAGCAAAGGAGGTGCGAGGGGTTCTGAACAACAGCAAAGAACATCCATGGAAACCCTCGCCATAACGTCGAGCAACCCGCACCACATTTTCTGTAGGTCGGGCCGCTCTCTGTCGACAGGCCGCTTGGTCCCATGTAACCCCTTCGCAGGGGTCATGGAAACAAGCGACTGTGCGCCGCTTATGTGGGGCGCTTTCAAAAGAATAGAGCTTGGACGACTAGCCAAAGCCGTTTGGGGTAAGCCAGGGGACGTCAGAGGCAGG